GTAATCGCCACGCTTACAACCTATCTGCCGGGGGTCATTACTTAATGCAGATGCACTTAGATAACCATTTAATTTCATTGAATGACCAATGGCTGACCATCCGCGTTGAAACATCAGATCATTATTAGCAAGAATAAATATTTCTCCTTTGGCCTTTTCTATGCCTAAATTAAGGGCATGGTTATAATTAAATTCACCATCGTAGTTAATATATTCATCAACATGATTATATTTTGTGGGTGCATAGGTCTCAACTAAGATTACATTAACGTCGGCACCGTCAGATAAACAGGTATTAATAGTGTTTTGTGTCATCATTACCAGATCACGATCTTTGGACTGAGCCACTATAATAAGATCATACTTCATTTTTTGCCGGTTTTGGTGTAAATGAATTAATTATATTATCAATTTTGCCTCCACAATGTGGACAAAAGTTCATTGTATAATTAGTGTTACTCAAATCAAAATCAGGAAGGAATATGTCATTATTACATTTTATGCATTTGTACCAAATTCCTTCCCTTTCATCGTATACTTTTATTACTTCTATTGATATACCCATATTACTTATATTTTATTACTTCATAAATGGTAACCCCCTGTTTTGTCAACTGTACCCCGCCATGCATGAGATATGTAAACTTTATCCCTCCCCCTGAAATCATGCGTAACATATTCGGCATGCTGCAGAACATCGGCATTGTCTTTGTGTATCTGTATCATTGTCTGAATCATCGGAGCGCCATGTTTTATCGGAGTAGGCCAAAGAAGTATTTTATTCCTATTAACTAACATGAAAGCAGGATGAAGATACGGTATTGCACTTAAATCACCTGGAATAATCTTACCTGTGACATTAAATCCCTTTAAATTTACTGTCTGAACGTCTCCAATGCCATAGCTTTTATCTTTTAATTCTGTGTCCATTCGCTCTATAATACCGCCGTTGATAAACTCGATGTCGGTATCAATGACCATTATTCGTTTACTTCTGATGAAATTAAACCCATAAGCAAGCCCTGGACCATGATGTATATTATGATTAAAATGATGCATCTCAACATTATTGTGATGATTTATAACATCAATGGCCTGATGATAGTATTCATTATCGGATCCGTCTACAACGATAACCGGGAAGTCATAGAACTTTCTTAATCCTGTTAGCATCCTGTCAAGTAGATCAGGAGTATTATAGTTTACTGTTAATCCTGTTATATTAGACATCATAAGCGTGTGGCATATGGCAGACAAAGTATTCTCCTGCCGGGATTCTATTATAGTTTAAGTGGAGTAAAAGCTTCTGATTGAAATAATGGTCATGAGCATATCCGCGGTGCCCCCATGTTACTCCTAATGACTTCCTATGGCATATATTAGATGTTCCATTCATACCTAACTTCTTAATATCGCAATGTCTTAGGCACCATTCACCATTCTGTAAGGTCCAATCATCATAATATACCCAGTCATAATCTTTAATGTTATCGGCTATTATCTGCAAATGATTTTCACCCCAATAGTCATCATTATCAATGTAGATTATATATTCACCGGTAGCGAACTCAATGCCTTTGTTTCGTGGCGCGCCATCCCAGATAGGTTTCTTGTCAATCTTGGTAATCTTAATACGAGGGTCTTTTATCTCAGATACAATATCAACTGTCTGCTGACATCCATCTGCAATGACAAGTAATTCCCAATTCTGATAAACTTGAGCAACTACACTATTAATCGCCCGGATTATCTTTTCATCTCTCCGCGAAGCAGCCCCAGCATACGGAGCTAATGTTGAGGCCATGACTACTGAGAACTTCATTCTTCTGCTGTTTGTTGCGTTTTTTCGCCTAAGTTTAATTCCGGCTGTTTAACCGTTTCGCTCTGCATAAGATTCATATACTCTTTTGTTTTTGCCTTAACCATCTTATCAATAGCGTCTTCGGACATATCATATAACCATACTTTACTTTCTTTCTCCAAGTCATTAAAGATGCTTTCCAGATTTGACCATAATACTTCATTGTACTTGGTTGTCAGCCCTTGTGATATAAGAAGTCTCACGCTTTCTTCATTGTATCCCCGGAATGGATTAAAGTTATTCTTAATGCGGATTATCTTTAATTCATTCGGCCGATCGGCATAGAGTATTTCATTCACATCATCTTCAATAGCTGCAATAGTTGAAGTAGAGGCATTTGCATCCTTAGCAGCTTTAAGTTCACTCATTAATTCAGTAAGCGACTTGAATTTAAAATCATTCGGAAATAAATGCTTAATTATAATCTTATCATCGGGATTAAAGTCTGTAAATGTTGCAATATCTCTTACAACATATTCCCACATGATTGAATAAGCCTGAGCAAAAGGATAAAGTGTATCATTCATATTATCATTCGTGATAGCTACCTCTGTGGCTGTATTTACAAGCTCATTGCGGGTCAATAACTCTTTATTGAACATCATTAAATAAGTCATTGCTTGCAGATCCCTGATATACTCCTTTTGAAATGAAAGTAACTCAATTGGAGGAGCTTTATAAACAAGCATCTTTTCAAGGTCAATCATTGCAGCAGGATCGCGCGGTAAATCAAGCGTAATGACATCCATTGTCGAGTTATGCAGAGGTCTTTTACCTGTACCATGACATGTCGCGCAAACACCTCCATTGAGGTCTTTGCCCTTGTTACAATCAGGACAGGGATCCACATAAGCAAATCTTTGCGGAAAGGCTGTCATGGCTGTTGACAAATCAAGCTCACTATCAATTTTTAATGTCTTATTCAGATACGGAATTATGTCATGAAAACAGCTTACAAATGTCCGGCCTTGTGTTTGCGGATCGCGCTTATAACCAAATCGACGCGCAGGGATTTTATTATCTTTTGGAGTAAACTCTGCAACTGAGTAATACTTATTTGATATTTCAATTGTATCCTCTCCTTTATCCCCTGTCTGGGTAAACTGTATTGTGTCCTGTCCCAAGTAAATAGTATATTTGCTCCCTTCAGCTTCTCCATCACCATCTTTGTATTTAATCGGTAATTCAACAACAAGATATTCGAGTATGTTATTATTAATCTCAAACATTATACATTGTTCAGAGGTAGCTACAAATGGATATGGCTTTGCCTTTTCTTTCTTGGGATCGAATTCAGTAAATTCAGTAATTAAAAATGCATTCGGATCGATATAATTATAATCAATAAACGCATATTCCAAATACTTTTCAAGTGATGTATCGCCCCAATATTTTGCAATAATTAAATCAAGATCATTCTTTTTATTCTCTGTCCCCTCGGCTTCCCAATCTATGATCCTGGTCAATGGTTTTTTTCGTAATGCCTTTTGAAATGGTAACTTTGTTGATGCAAGTGTCGGGGGAATTATTGAGTTAGTAATCAGTTTACGCATCTCAAATTCTTCCGGCGTTTCACGTTTCACGATACGGCGCAATAGATCAGATATGTTATCCCCCGATACCATTTTATAATAATCCTTTGCAAGATTACAGACGCGTTCGTAATCTTTATGCTTTATGTCGTTTTTGATTATCTCTGTTAGTTTGAGAAATCCTTCTTCTTTATTCATATCTGATAGTTTTTAACCATTTTAAAATATGTGATCTTTTACTCATCACTTTATCATCCAGTGGATCAGAAGTTTCAAAGTGTGTTACAAGCTTTTCAAGTTGCTCAACCGAAAGAAAGTAGCCTGTGACATATTTCTCTTCATAATCGCCCGTTCTTATTAACTTAACTTCAGGAACCATAATAATTTCTAAATGCTTCAATTAACATGTATTCTGCGTTGTCGCTCATGTGGCCATATTTTTGATACTTATCACCTGTTAATTTATCAGTTACAATATGCTTGTCTTTAGTTCCGTCTACTGCCTGTTTGCAATACATAAAATCATTAATCATGTGTTTGCAACTTTCATCAATTCTGATTCTCAAAGGTAACTTATTTTCTAATACCTTATTGATAAAATCCCTACGTTTTAATATGAGTGAATTATTTATCAGAGTCCTATCACTTCCGGCAATAAGATACTTGCTTAACTTCCATTCAACA